ATATGAAGCCCTTTCCTATCAAACCAAACCAAGAACAGCGAAGTATGAAACGCAACAAAATGCTTTGTTAAAAGAGTTTGACGAAGTAGAAGGTATTGAAACATTAGATCCGGGTAAACCTTTGATGAAAAAACAGACCGAAGAAACAAAAAGAGAAGACGCAGCTTTGAGTATACAGATGAAACAAGCAGGGTTGCCGGTGCAGTCTTATGCGGATGCCGCTGATATTGAACCTAAAATAAAAGAGCAACTTAACGATATACTAGATCGCACAGCCTAGAGGGGTGATGTATGGCAGAAGAAGAAAGAGGCCGTGGCTCGTTGATGGACAGAAATGTGCCATCGCAACTGGACGAAGCTGATTTAGCCGCCGAACTCGAATTAGAGATACCGGATTCTCAAACACCCTTGGTGAACCTGAGTGACATTGAAGGGGAACCTGCGATTGAAATTATTATGGAAGAAGATGGTGGGGTCACAGTCGATTTTGACCCGACCGATGATCGCGGCACCAGCGATGATTTTTATGCCAACCTAGCCGAAGAAATACCCGACCGTGATCTGGGGGCCATCGCCAGCAACCTGCTGGAACAGTTTGATGCCAACAAAGCCGGTCGCCAAGATTGGGAAGATGCGTATGCCCAAGGTCTGGAGCTTTTAGGTTTTAATTACGAAGAGCGTGAACAACCGTTCCGAGGCTCCAGCGGCGTGACTCATCCCCTGTTAGCGGAGGCTGCTACGCAGTTTCAGGCACAGGCTTTCAATGAATTACTGCCTTCTCGTGGCCCGGTCAAAACAGATGTCATGGGCGAAGAAACGCTGGAGAAAAAAGACCAAGCACGGCGCGTCCAACAGTTTATGAACTACTACATTACGTCCGTGATGGAGGATTACACCCCCGATATGGACCAGATGTTGTTCTATCTGCCGCTGGCAGGGAGCACTTTCAAGAAAATTTACTATGATGAGGCGATGGGCCGTTGCGTAAGCAAGTTTGTACCGGCAGAAAACCTTGTGGTGCCGTATGAAACGTCCGATTTAGACACTTGCGAGAACGTAACGCAGGTAGTTCGCATGTCTTTGAACGATCTGAAGAAAAAACAGCTTGCGGGACAGTACCGGGACATCGAAGTATTACCCGCGCAAGGCTCTATTGACGAGGTTCGTAAGGAAATTGACTACGTTGATGGGGTAGAACCCAGTAATTATGACTATGATTGCACGGTTTTAGAGGTTCATGCCAATTTAGACCTTGAAGGTTACGAAGATATAGACGAAGACGGGGAACCTACGGGCATAAAAATCCCATATATCGTGACAATATCGGAAGATAACGGCCAAATACTGTCAATTCGTAGAAATTACGCTGAAGATGACGAATTAAAGAAGAAAATTCAATATTTTGTGCATTATAAGTTCCTTCCGGGCTTCGGTTTCTATGGCTTGGGACTCATTCACACAATTGGGGGCCTGTCACGCACGGCAACAGCGGCTTTACGGCAACTAATTGACGCAGGGACGCTCAGTAATCTGCCAGCCGGGTTCAAGGCCCGTGGCCTACGGATCAGGGACGACGATGATCCCCTCCAGCCCGGTGAATTCAGGGATGTAGACGCTCCCGGCGGTGCTATTCGCGATAGTTTGATGCCGTTGCCCTTCAAGGGACCCGATCCCACCCTGTTTCAGCTATTAGGCTTTGTGGTTCAGGCAGGACAACGGTTTGCGACCATTACCGACATGAAAATTGGTGAGGGTAATCAATCAGCGGCGGTTGGCACGACGATGGCAATGATTGAGCAAGGCTCACGAGTAATGAGTGCTGTGCATAAACGGCTGCACTACGCCATGCGAGTGGAATTTAAGATTCTGGCGCGGGTCATGGGCGAAAGCTTGCCCCCTGAGTACCCATATGCGGTTGCCGGGGCAGATCGTAGTATTATGGCAGAGGATTTTGATGACCGCATTGATGTGATTCCGGTCAGTAATCCGAATACCTTTAGTCAGGCCCAGCGGATTGCTTTAGCACAAAGTAAGTTACAGCTTGCAACGGCAGCCCCTGATTTGCATAACCTGCACGAAGTCTACCGTGATATGTACGAGGCGTTGGGGGTCACCGATATTGATCGGATTATGAAAGCGGTGCCTGACCCACGGCCCACGGACCCGGCACAAGAGAACATCAACTCGTTGAACATGCTGGAGTTAAAAGCATTTGAGGGTCAGGATCATCAGGCACACATTACCGCGCATTTGATTTTTGGTGGCACACCAATGGTGGCGAACTTACCGCCAATCGCTATACAACTACAAAAACACGTCATGGAGCATGTTAAGCTGGCGGCTCGTGAAAGAGCGGCAGTGGCGTATATGCAGAAGGTGACGGAACGCGAGGGGCAGCCAATGACCCCAGAGGAGATGTTGGAAGTCGAGTCGTTGACCGCGCAGTTTGTGGCAGAGGGTATGCAACAGGTACAGCAGTTGTCGCAACAGTTGTCAGGTGCTGGTCAACAAGGTCCCGATCCGTTGGTTGCACTGAAAGAGCAGGAATTACAGTTACGAGCGCAGCGTGATCAGGCTGATGCCCAGATCGATCAATCGAAGATTCAGCTTGATGCTGAGACCATCGCGATGCGTGATCGACAATTTAATCAGCGTTTAGATTCGCAAGAAGCGCAAACTGCGGCTAGAATAGCAGCAGCAAAAGAACGTGAACTTTTGAAACAACAAGGGCGTTAATATGGCTAGAACAGTAAAAATAGTAACGAACACCCCTACAAACCCACCTGCCGCTGTACCCTACGCGGAGATTGACGGGCAAGGTAGGATTCCTTATGGCACCGCAAAAGAGGTAGCGGTCCCCAAAGGTTTGAAGAAAATGACCGCTCGTGGTATGGGCGCTGCCGTAAAAGGTGGTGGCTACATGGGGTATTCGTAAGGTTTTTCTATGAGATATCCTGTGATGATGCAAGAGGGAGGACCTGCTTCGTACGGTGCAGATTTCAGAGGAACGGGTAGAAAACGAGAGGACGAGTATCGTCGGTCCTTAGAAATGTCGGACAGAAAAGCGGCAGACCCCGAACAATCAGATCCGGTAAACAGTGACCAAAACGAACGTTTCATACCGTCTATTTTTGGACCCGCACAATCCGTTCCCACAACGGCTGCACAAGGTGTTGGCTCTTTATTAGACTCAGAAAATTACAAACGTTTCAACCCAAGGGCAAGCGATCCTTTCCAAGGGATGAGAACAAAAATAATCTCTGGGCCGTTTGGTGATATGGAAGTTCCCGTCACTTATGAAGGAAATACTTACGGTGGTTCTGGTTCTACCTTTGATGCTCAAGGCAACGTGTCAGGGACTATGCCGATTCAACCGGAGACTTTTGTTCCTGTGGATGATCCTTATGCACGGGCGGATGATGATAAGCTGCCCTCTATATTTGGAACCACTGGAACCACTGGCACTACCGTGCCCCTTAATATGCTGCCCGGAGGGATGTTTCAAGCGCCTCCGATGCAAAGCTCTCCACCCGTGCAAACCGCTCCTTTACCCGCCAGTGAAATTTATCCAAACGTCATCACCCCTGTAGAACGAGATCCAGTGTTCCCATCTTATGATGATCCGGTGGTTGTTAATAACCCTTTTGTCGGACCAGTTAATGGGATTCAGGCTCCGCCAACCAGTCCTTTTCAAAACGACATGGTTTCGATTCTGCCCATGCCCGTGCCCGATGCTCCTTCACCACCTGTTTACGAGCCGTACCTTCGTGATAGGACGCGAGTTCCTTTTCAACAAGGCATTGGTTCCTTCGTTCGCTAATGGCTAAAGAAAAAGACCCAAGGCTAAAACGAGCAGGGGTGACAGGGTACAACAAGCCGAAACGTACTCCTAATCATCCGAAGAAAAGTCACGTTGTTGTGGCAAAAGTGGGAGATAAAGTCAAAACCATTCGTTTTGGTCAACAGGGTGTGCGAGGAGCGGGTAAGAACCCGAAGTCAAAAAAAGATAAGGCAAGACGGAAATCATACTACGCAAGGCACAACGCTCAAGATCCAAACCCATCAAAGCTTTCGGCACGGTACTGGTCGCATAAGGTTAAATGGTGATTGCAGATGCCG